TCACATCACATAGAGACCGTGGCGCTGGTGGTGGTGGGGATAGTTCTGGCGCCAGTTCTGTTGACGGGCGATCAGTTCCTCATCGGTGCTACGGTGGTGGAGATCGATCATCCACTGAGGGGTGCTGCCATGCTCTGCTTCGAACATGGCGATCAGGGAAGCGATCAGGCGGGAACGGGTCATGTGCTTTGTTTGAACTGAGGTTAGTCTACAGGGGGCAATGGCGCCTAGGCGGCGTAGCAGTGCCAGTTCACCCACTGACCATAGGAGCGGTCACCAGCGATCAGCAGGGCAACGATCGCCCGCTTAGAACACTTGTACTGATACTCAGTCAGGGGGGACTTGAACCAGCGGACGCGCACCTTACCAGTGAACGGGTTCACTTTCATGGTCCACACCGAGCGGGAGATGCCATCGGCGGTGAGGGAGACAGGGATCATCGTGTGTCGTTTGAACTGAGGTTAGTATAAGGGCAGCGGTGGGGGCAATGGGGGCAGCGTGTGCCACCCCCTCAGGTGTCCTAGTAGTCGCTGAACATGTGGACCTCACGGTATCCTGACTCACAAGCGGTGAAATCGTAGCGGAGGGTGCTATCGTAGGTTGCCTCCCAATCTATCACCAAAGCACAGGGAACATCGTAGAGATCGCTATAGTATTGCTCAGCGAAATCAGCGGTGCTTTCGAATACACCACGGTAACGCTCATCGCATCCGTCGATGTTATCAATGCCGTTCTCTTCAGCATAAGCATCAACGGCATCATATCCGATCGCTTCACCACAGCGAACATACTCCTCGTAGTTATCAACGAACATACGCTCATTGTACTCATCGATGAACACCAGCATGGCGTCTAGATCATAAGTCTCATCCAGCAACTCATCGATCTTGCTAACAGTGTCAGCAGCGAGCGTGTCACGGTAGGAAGCGGTAAGGGTCACGGTCATGGTGTTTGTGTGAACTGAAGTCATTATAAGCATGGGGTGGGGCAGGTTGCTGCCCCTGGTGGACAGTTCGGAGACTGTCACATGCCGTTGAGCATTTCAGCGATTGCCTCGCGATACTCTGCTTCGGTCTCAAAGGTGCGACCGTGGATCGTCTTAGGGAACTCAGGCATCTTAGCAGGGGTGGGCACATAGTCCCGACCCTTGGCGTGGATCTGAGCGATGTAGGGGTTGGAAGTGGTTTTGATCATGATGACATTATAGGCACGGGGTGCGCCCCATTGGGGGTGCTGGTGGACAGTTTAGGAATCGAACAGCAGGGCAGCGATCTCATCCATGGTCTCATCGCTGAGGTTCAAGATCGATGGGATCTCATCAGTGATGTCCCCCAGATCGAAGATCTCGCCTTCCATGTCCTGAATCTCGTCCCACATAATCGTGTCGTTTCGAACTGAAGTCATTATAGGCATGGGTCGGGACCGATCGCGACCAGTAGTGTGCCACCTTGCCAACTGTCCACGGGCGGCCGCGATTCTCAATAAAGAATGTAAATTGAGAACCGCTACAGTTAGTATAATTAACCCTCCAGCAATTCAGGATAGTATTCTTTACACTCAGCGATCATTTCTTCATCACTATACTTATCATAACCCTCGCTGAGAAAATCATAACAAAGGCACATAAGTGTCTTGAGATCCATGTCATCCAGCATCTGCTGAATGAGGGCATCCTGAAGTTCTTTACGATCCATGACGGTAGGTGTCAGTTAGTGGTGAATGAGTTTAGATTAGGCCGCGGCAGTATCTGCGTCCTCCAAAGTATAATAAATCTTCTCAGCAGTACGATTAACAAATGCCATAAACTTACAGGCATTGTTGATCATAACTTGTTTGCCACCGTCAGCATACCATTCACGAGTGTTGCGATAAGTGAATGAAACTATGCCAACAACGATAGCAGCAATGGTGGCAATGTTGAACACCAGAGTGTCAACGAAGCGCCAGTAAAAAGTGCTGTTCATTGTGTTGAATTGATTGAACAATGGTAATGTAATCTATTCTGAGGGTGAAGTCAAGGGGTTGTGGACAGTTCTCAAAGTGTCACAGTACCCCTTGACAATTATTATCAGAATTCAATAGGATTAATGGTGGGTTCTTTATATTCTTCAGTAACACTTTCTTCAATGAAAGTATTAAGAATATTAAGGATTTCTTCACCGTTGTTACCTTGGCGAAGCATGGAAATCATCAGTTGCTTAGACATTAAAATTCCTTAAGTTTGAAAGTTTTTAAAAGTTTGAAATTTCTTAAATTATCAGAAATCCTAATAAAATGAGATTATTAAGATTTCTGATATTCTGTAAGATTCTTCAGTTCAGACGCATTCCAGAAAAGAAAGGAATTGCGCCGCCATGCTGATTCACAAACCAGTTGAAGTTCTTCTGGAAGATACGCTCACCAGGGCAACCGTGAGTGCTAAGAATAGCATTCAGGCGAGACTTGGTGGTGTTGGATTGCCAACCTCCATCCATCAACACGATGAAGTTATCACCAACCTCGGCAATCTTGTTGCCATGAAGGAACACATGAGACACACCGTTAACAGTGGTGACCATGGTGTTAGAATTGCGCCAATCACGCTGCTCGCTGATAGCGGCATTCATTTGCTGTTCGATCTTACGCATGAGGTTCGTTGAATGAACTGAATGAATTATAAGGGGTGGCGAGGGGGTCTGGGGTGACCCCTGTGCCAGTTTCTGAACTGTCCTCAGTAACGAGTGTCGTTCATGAATTCCTTATACACTTGGGCAACTTCTTCCCAATGATAATCTTTCAGAGGACCACACATGTCCTCCATCCAATCATAAACCATGCCCCAATCAGCATCGTTTTCAGTGATGAACTGAGGCAGAGATTCTAGGTAGAAGTTGAAGGAATTCATAGCAAGAGCGCAGGGATACAAATCAAATTTCCTGACGACTCATGTAATATAACCCCTTCAGTGCCCCCTGTGTGGTCTCCTGTGCCACTTCGAGAACTGTCACAGGGTCTGTTTACATAAACTCCATCATGTAGTAATCACAGGTCACCTCAAGTTCAGCAGCACGCTGTTCAATTGTTTCAGCATATGCTTGGGCGATTGAATCATCTTCATCTGGGGAACTATGATGTCCACAGAAGAGATCGAGTGTGCTTTCATGCATAGTTTCAGACGGCAACTTTACGAGTTTCGTTGAGCATTTTACGCTGTGCTGCTTTGATATCATGTAAGCAGTCATACAGTTGATGTACATGGATGACATCATATCCACCAGGGGATTTAATATCAATCCGAGTAGATTCTGCCCAGTTGATGACACCATCCTTGACAGTTGTGGTGTAATAGTTGCCATCCTTTTCCCAGTAGGCAAACCCTTCACAGACAACATAATTGTCACTCGTAGTCATAATCTTCAGTGTTAAGTTCGTAATCATCATACTCAATACTCTCTACAATGTCAAGAACATCATCATCGTAGAGAATGTGATAGAGTTCTTCTTCCATTTGATCAAGCAGGTTGGACATCAAGGTAAACGATCTTTACTTTTTTATTTTCTTTTTTAACCTTTTTGATAGCATTCTGGTGGTTATTTGCTACAATATAACCTTCTTGTGAGTCTCCATCACTGGTCTCAAAATAGTATTCAAATTTGGTCGAAGACATTTGTTTGTTGAATAGTTTATGAATTCGACAGTTATTTATTATAACTGTCTATAGGACTAGTCGGACTTGAACCGACAAGGATTAAATCCGACAGATTTTAAGTCTGTTGTGTTTACCAATTTCACCATAGTCCCTTAACTGTTAAGTATAAGTTTTCCACAGAATTATAAAAACTGTGGAAAACTTAAATCTTAAACTTTTGGGGTTTTTAAGATTTCTGAGATTCTTATAAATTCTCAGTTTTCAAGATTTCTGTCATTCTATAAGATTTTCAGAATTCATAAGATTCTCAGAAATCAACAGAATCATCATAGCAGATGCCCTGTGTGGTTGTCAAGTCCCTCAGAGGCACTTAGAATGCCTTCTAAGGGGGTTTCGGAGAGTCTCATAGGGGTTGGTCCCTTTGAACCCTCACAGAGTTATTATAAGGGCATTATAGGGGTTTGTCAAGGGGGCGACTGTGAGGACCTTCTGACATGTCTGTGAAGATTTTATACAACCGCTTGACAAATCGGTACACTGCGGGCTTAGATGACTATAAGGTCCTCCATTTACCTCCATTTCGAAGGTTTTCCACACCTTTTCCACAGACATGTGGAAAACTCAACTATATTTAAAATGACATTTAAATCATGCGGAAATTAACCAACTCTATTCAGATTCTTCCTATAATTACACAACCAACCAGTAGTAATATACTTTGTTGTAGTCTTAGGAGCAACTCCACGATGTAAGTATGTCCAGGTAGCAGGAAAGATTAAGAGTGAACCTTGAACAGGTTGAATACGAGTACCGTCGATGAATTCAGTGTAACCATCATCACCCTCAGGAACTGTATTCAAATACCAAATGTATGTAAGTTGTCTGATGATTGGTTGCTCATGAATAAAATGCTCTACGATATTACTATCATCATGCCATGTATAAAACTCTCCTGGTTTTGTTTGTTGTATTTGAAATCCAGTATCTTGAATGTCACCATTAACAAATGGATTAATGAATTCATGAGTAGTTGATTTAAGATTATGAATATATTCTGGCATATATCTTGCAAGAGTTTCATATAATACTTGTCGGATATCTTCCCAGTGACTTAAACCACTCAAATAAAGATCTGTAGATTGTTTAATATCCTTATTAATCACATGTGGTCCTAGTTGTCCTACTCGTTGATTGTCCTTATCATCAAGAAATCGATCAATGATGGTCTGACATGTATCAGGTGAAATGGTATTGGGGAAAGTTTGAATAAAAGTCATTTGAAAATATCGGGGTGATTTTTGAGTTGATTATCTTCGCTATAAGATGATGATACAAAATTCTTATAATAGCACCAACCAGTAGCAATATATTTAAGTTCTTTTGTTGGTGGTACTCCACGATGTACATGAGTCCAGGTAGCAGGAAAGATCAAAGCATGACCTTGTTTAGGTTGAATTCGTGTGCCATCATAGAATTCAGTATAACCCATCTCATGAATAGTATTCAAATAGATGATGTAAGTAATACCACGATATCTACCAGTTGACATAACATGTTCATCAGTATGCCAATTATAATATCCTCCTGGTTGAGTGCGTTGCATATTGAATCCAGCGAATTTCATATCCTTAAGGAGTGGATAATATACTGGAATCTTTTCCTCTAAAATATTCTGATAATCACGAATGACATCAAGTAATTGATTTCTCATGTGGTCATGATATTTACCGTAACCAGGGGCGCTAGTAATATGAAGATCATCAGACTTTTTAAGTCCATTATCTTTATGTCCTTTACCAACAATTCCTGATGAAACACGATCATCATTGTTGAACTTATGAATCAATCCATCACAAAATGATGCATCA